AAGAGGAACCACCGGCGAATAGACCTTCGGGCGTACCCTCGCGAATCTGTTTGAGTAGTTCGTCACCATGCCATTTAACGGTCATTACACTTGTTCCTCCCGGCACATCAGCACCAAATCGCTTTTGCGCCCGTCCGGGTCCACCACATTCTCGATGTACAGATAGCGGTCATTGCGCCATACGCCGCGCATTTGCACCGTGATGTCGGTACGATAGCGGATGCGCACGGTATGGCTTACCTCCGCCATGACCTGGACGCCGCCGGATAGAAAACGTTCGCCCGACGCCCGGCTTAGCACGCTGGACCATGTGACCGGGTTGGCGGCAAGATTGGTCCAGGTGGCAATCGGTTCGCCGTATTCGTCCTGTACCAAGATGGCTTGCTGCCAGGTGATGCGTTCGTCTAATGTGCCGGCACGCATTATTGCTCCTGTACCCGAATCGAAATCGTACGGTCATTCTCACGCCCCGCCGCCGTCACAATATGGTTGGTGATACGGTAGCGCATCCCCACCGTGCCGCCACTGAGCCAAACGGTGGCGGTGGTGGCGACGTTGGTCGTATCCACCACCGTCATCCCTTCGGGCGAGGACCAAACCGAAGTGGCGATCGTGTCGGTATCCAGCCACGCCGCCCAATCCACGCTATAGTCCAGCACCGCATCCGGGTCTTTGATAAAATCTGACATCAGCCATACCCTTTAGAGGTTACAATGCAAAAATTCCAGATGCGTTCCACGTAACGACTATATCACCGCCATTGGGCGTGACCGGCAGCCCCGCCGAGGCGCTGTCAATGTAGGCGATTAGCTTGTCGGTAGACGGCGTGCCCGTATCCAGGAAAATCACAATCGCCTCCACCGTTGCGCCCGATACGGCGGTAAAGGTAATGTCGGCGGCATCAAAGACGCCGTTGGTAAAGGTTTTGGAGCCGAAAACGCCCGACTCCGACCCGACCACGCCGCTTAGATCGTCGTAGTTGTCATGGGCGGCATTATAGGTATATGTGCCGGTATCAATCAGGACGGCGCGCACGGTACTATCTAAATCTAGGTCGGCTTTGAGAAAACTCTCTTTTGCTTTCGGGTAGACTGCACTTGCCATTATGTTGCTCCTTCTTAGGCTTCTACTGCATATATGCGTTCTTCAACGTCCACGTATAGAGTTCTGTCCACACTCACGGCGTACAGCGAAAGTATCACCTGGTAGACAATCGACGCCCCCGCTATAAAGTCCGGCGCTATGGTGGGCGCGCTCGGTAATGTCACCGCCGGAGCGTAGACTACGCCCGTACTTGCCACCAGGTTGGGCGCTACCGTCACGCTACCTGTCGTAATGACAGGTTGGTAGACTAGCGCCGCCGATGCAATCGTATTTGCCAGAATCGCCCACCCGTTGATCACCAGCGGCGCATGAACGACAGACGACCCGCTGACAAAGTTGGGCGTGACGGTCAGCGTTGTCACGACTGCCGGCGCATAGACGACTTCGGCGCTTGTCACCAGATTCGGCGCTATCGTCACCGTGGCGGAGGAGAACGCCGGCGCATAGACGGTCGCTGTGCTGGCGATGGAGCCGAGCGCGACGGTCACGCTGCCGGGAATCAGCGTTGGAGCGTAGACGGTGGCTGTACTCGTTACCGTGTCCACCGCCACCGCTGCGCTCGTTACGGTAAATTCCCGTGTGGCCGACCAGTCGCCCCATGAGTTGCTGCCGGACGGGTCAAGACCACGCGCCCGCCAGTAATAGACCACGCCGACCACTAGATTGTCGGACGGTTGCACCGTGTACGTGACCTGTTGGGCGCTGGTATACGGGTCTGTGTTGTCCGGCGTGCCGGCAAAGCCGCTATCGGTCCCTGATACGGCGTCAATCAAGACGCTTTCTTCAAACAGACCGAAATAGACATCGAAGTCGGTGCGCGGCCCGATATTGACGCTATCGCCGTCTACATAGGCGTTGCCGCTATGCGTGGGCGTCGTGTCGGCGGAATACTCAATCGTATTGGTATAAATGCCCGCTGTCGGCTGCCAATCCGAAATCCAGATATAATGCTGGCCCGCCGTCAGATAGATGCGGTTTGCGCCAAGAAAATCGAAGGTCAACCATCCCGTCGGTCCGTTAACTACGTCAATATGGATTGACTCCGACTGCGCCAACCAACCCGGCGTGGGCGTATCGTTGCGCGCAGCGGCGTTGAGTGGAGCCGATGTCGTGCCGAATGTGCCGGCATGTTCGTAGACGCGCACCAGACAAAGGCCATCGGTGTCAGGCTCGTCAATGCCGATGGCTAGTACAATCTTGTCTAAGATACCGCCCGCCGCCGTAAACGATTGCCCGAAACGGTCGTCCACTTGCCAGTTGCCCAACCAGTTCAGCTCGTTGATGCCGTTGGGATGTAGGCCGCCCGGTGGCGACTGCAAATAATTGACGTTATCCCGCAGATTGCTGCCGCCGGCAAAGTCGCTCGAATCGGAAATCTGTACCTGGTAGCGTACCGTATCGCCCTGCGCGTCCGTGCCGGTAAAGGCCAGTGACGGCATACTCGATACGTCCGAATCGTCCGCCGTGTTGAGCGCCAGCGTGGGCGGTGAATTGCTCTCCGTCCAGTTTAATTTCAGGACCGCCGCATCGCCCGCCGCATTATCGTAGGTGCGGATGGCAATACCGCCGCCCAGACAATCAAAGAGGATGACAATATCGTGGCCGCTTGCCCATCCGGGTCTATCTACAATTTCCTGGATAATGGTGGCGATGGCGGGCGAATCAAAACGGCTGCCCGACGCCCCGCCAAGTGACGCGTTCCAATTGACGACAGCCGTCGTGCGCGTGCGCCCCGATAGATTGTTGGTGGTCGCGGCAAAAGCGGGCGCATCGTCGCTATCCTCGCCGTAAATGTCCGCGTTGACGCTGGCCGTACCGCCGCGCTCAATCTCAATCGTGGCGGAGTTGATGGTGGAGCCGGCGTTAATCGTCACGTTCTGGAAACGGAAACCGCCCCATACGCTCGCATTATTCAGATTCAGGCTCGGCGTCGCCAAACTAACGGTTGTGTCGGGCGATTGCAAGGCATCGTCGGCGCTGGCTGTCACGGCAATGTTGGCGCTTGGCATCGTCTATCTTTTCCCCGCCACGGTACGATCTTCATATTCGACGGCGTAGGTACGGCGCAAACTTACGTTGTACAGCGATACAATTACCTGGTAGACCAGTTCGCCGCCGCTGATAAACTCCGGCTGGATTTCCTGCTCACTGGATAAAAAGACTTGCGGCTCGTAGACCACTTCGGTAGACGAAATTAGGTCCGGCGCTATCGGGATACCGCCGCCGGACAATGCGGGCGCATAGACGACTTCTACGCTGGTAATGAAATTGGCGACAATCAGCAAGCCATTGGTGACAAGCGGAGCGTAAACCACTTCCGCCGAGGCGATTAGATTGGGCGTGACGGTCACGCTGCCCGTGGATAGCGCCGGCGCGTAGACCACTTCGGTCGAGGTGATTAGGTTTGGCGTGATGGTCACGCCGCCGCCCGCAATGGCGGGTTGGTAGACAACTTCCGTACTCGTCACGAAGGCGGGCGTTATCGTGACGCCGCCCACCGACACCGCCGGTTGGTAGACGGTCGCCGTGCCACTCACCAGATTGAGCGTCACCGTTACGCTGCCGGGCGTCAGCGCCGGTTGGTAGACCGCTTCGGTGGAGGTGATGACGTTCGGCGTAATGTCCTGTTGGCTGCCGCCCGCCGCCTCTTTGAAGCTGGCCGCAACCGCTATCCAGTTCGCATCCGTGCCCGACCATGACATTGTGCTGGTGGTGGCGGTTGTCTGAATAACATACTGCGCCCCATGCGTGCGCGTGCCCTGGTCCTGGTTCTGAATCAGATTGTGCGCCGCCGTCAGGACCGCATCCGCTTCCGAAGCGTAAGCCGCCACGACTAGCTGGTTATTCGTGCCGGGCGTGATGGCTAGGCTAGGGTCTGTGCTACCTGTCCCGCTATTGATTTGGTCAAGAACGGACGCCTGTGTCTGGTTCGCCCCGTCAAACCAGGCCGCAACTATGTAGGAAAGCGTCGCAATATCGCTTGCGCCTTCTTCGTGATTGACAGAAAAGGTATTGGAGCCATTGGCCGGATTAGAGAGATAGTAGATAGATGTACGTTGAAAAATACCCGTTACGGTCTCACTGATTGCACTAGTAGCCGTCCCCATCGCAACGCCGTTCCATGTTGGCGTGTCTTGCGTATGCGTGGTGGTATCAACCGTAAAGACAAAAACCACGAGCAAGCCATTGGTACGCGTGCCGATGTCTACCGTATAGGTAAATGGCGAGGCGTCATTGCTAGTATTCTGTTCGCCACTAGAAACAAAGGTAATCGCCACGAATTAATTCACCCTATCGGTCAATAGAAGCCATTCCACCGCTTGCGGCACTTCGACCAGCCCAATGCCCTGTTGCACGACAACGCTTTCACGGTTCTCGTAGAGATGACCGACCAACAATAACATGGCCTGCTTGTAGGTGTCCGGCACGTCGTCCTCCGTGCCGAAACCGGCCACGTAGGTGATGGCAATCGACGCCCCGACCTGTAGTTCGTCCGTCGGCCATGTTGCCGCCGCTTTGAGTAAAATGCGCCCCGGCGTGCTGTGCGTGTCCACGACATAATTCGCTGCGTCCAGCGTATGGTCTACGTCCAGCGTATCCGTATAGATGATGCTGGTCACGCCCTGCAGCGGCGGGTACGGTAGCTCAAAGCAACCGCCACGCGGCCAACAATCGACACGGCTCACCATCACCCTAGACGTATACGCCCACTGGCTAATCTGCTCGCATTGCTTGCGCGCCACGCCGAGTAAACGCGCAATCAATACGTCCTCGGTAGCATGGTCAATGCGACAATGCAGCTTCGCTTCCGCTACCGACACCACATCGGCGGGAATGGTAGATTCTCTGGCGTTTGTGATTTTCATCTAAGCCACCTCCAGTAACGGCAATTGCCATTGCGCCTGCTCTATCCTGCGCTGTGCAATGGCAAAATAACCAGGGTCGATTTCAATGCCGATGAAGTTGCGCCCTGTTTTGGCACAGGCCACGCCCGTTGTGCCGCTGCCCATGAAAGGGTCAAATATCGTTTCGCCCAACTTGGCGAATTTATCCACGCACCATTTCATAAGAGAAAGTGGCTTTTGGGTCGGATGCACCCTATCCACGTCTGAGCGATTGCAATCAAATACTCTTATAGGGAAGTCTCCATTTGTCCACGCTAATTCGGCTTCGGCCAATGTGAAGCCTCGTTCTGGCTTAGTCCACACAAGCCAACCCCGCGATGGTGGCAACTCAAAATAATTACCGCCCCATATCACCACCGTCTTGCCGATTCGTAATATTTGCTCAAAAAATTCGCCATCAGGCTTTATGTCCCAACTGTTTCGATGGGGCGTGGCAAGACTCGCCACGCCCCATCCGTGGCTTCTTCCGCCCTTCCAAACATTCGCAATGCCATACGGCGGGTCAGTAATCACCGCATCGACCGACTTGTCAGCCATGCCCTTCATGTACTCAAGGCAATCGCCCAAATGCAGCGTCACCGTCATTATTCCGGCACTCCTAACGAAATTCTTTGGACACGGCTTGCGATAGAGTCAAACCAATAAATTCTTGCCCTGTAAGGGTCATAGTCCCGCGCAAAAATCGAGTTGATAAAATCAAAGTCGCCGGCATAGGTGGCGCTAAAAAGGCGGGCGTGTCGCTGCCAGATGCGGCGCTTGACCACGAAGGCGCTACAGCCGATGTCGCCTATTTCGGGGCGGCGCTGCCACGTCCGATTCGGCAGAATCCCGCGCGGTCCGTGGTCCATCTTGACCATGATGACATCGGGCTTAAATTCCTGCTCAATGCGTTTCAAATCCGCCACAAAGGTTCTGCTTGCTACCATGTCGTCATCATCCAAAATCCAGATATATTGCCCCGTTAGCTTCGGCGCATAGGCCGCCATGTTGCTATAGCTCCAGCCAATACCGCGCCCGTCCGGGTCATCTAGGATGGTCTGGATATAGTCTTGGCACGTTTGGCGGCGTAGACTTTCCATGTTGGCGTGGAGCATCTTTGGTCGCTTATACGTCCGCGTCAAGACCTCTAGGAACGACCCTTTTGGGGACCTCCTGGGCGCGTTTGCCGCGCGTCGCCGCCTTCGGGTCAACCGCCATTTCTCTAGCGGTGATGTGGAGCTTAGGCTCCTCTAACGAATCGGGTTGGTCTACTTCGCCAATGACCTGTTGGCTGTCATCCATATTGGTAATTCGCACATAGCCCGCCCGCTGTAGGTCGTAGGCGGCTTCAGTCGTCACCGTATAATAGCGGTCTTTCTTCATCGGTAGACTATGGCCGCCCACGCCCGCCACAAAGGTCTGTAAGGCTAATACTCGCACCACAATTCCCCCCTTCTTTCTAGGGTCCAGCACATTACCGTCCGGCTCAATGTGCAGACACGGCACGTCAAAGCGCGCCACCAGCTCAATTCCCGCCCGCGTACAGTCGGCTGCAAAGGCCAAATCCCCCGCGTCGCCGCCGTCGTAGCGCACGTTGAAACGATTAAAGACCTCACGCCGAATCAGCGTACAGCCCCACCCGACCCCGCTCACCTTCGCCCATCCCCGCTTCCATGCCGCCTTCGCCTCGGACGGGTAGAGAGACAGGCTCATCCCCATGTTGGTCTTGCTAATCCACTGCCATGCGTTGAGCGTATGCGTGCCGTGCCGCAGCATATAGACGCCGTAGACAACGCCGGCGTCGGTTGCTGACAATTTCGTAAGGGCGTCGGGCGGGATGACCATATCATCCTCCACCGTGACAAGTGCATCGTAGTCACCCGCCCGCGCCATTTCAAAAGCCCGCTGATACTGCGCCACGACATTCTTCGTTTTCTCGCCGGCGTGCGGATTATGCCGCCCGACCTCCCACACAAACGGGACATCCGTTCGTTGGGCGGCGATGCTATCTACCGTTTCGGGTCGCATCTGGTCGCCAATCGTCGGCGTGAAAACAAGAATGGACATTGGTTAGGCGCTCGGATGGGTCAGGTATTGAATCGCCTCGGCTTGGAGAACTCCGAATACCGTACGGAACCAAAACCAAATCTTAAGTTGCCCGAGGTGGGCAGCCGAGTACGGATCACGAAGTGTCGTCAACCCCGGCGCTTCGCGGTAACCCATAAAAGACCAATTTCCAAAGATAAGGGATTTGGCGCTGGCGGCTGCCGCTATCGCATAGCTCGATTGGTGGACGGGATACCCCCACAGCGTAGTCCCTTGCAGATTACCGCCCGGATGGGGCGCAAAGGTGAATACGCTGGACGACGCCAACCCCGCAATTTGAGCGAAGGTGGTCGGATGGGCAATCCAGGCGGCGCTATCCTGGTATTCAGGAAGCAATTTCCCCACTAAGTTAGGGACATCGGTGGCGGAAACGCTGGCCGCTGCCGCTGCGGTCTGACCCGCCGTACCCGCCGCCAACGCTTGCGTGATGAGCAGACTATTCTGGGTAGCGGCATAGCCACGCGCCACCCAATTGTTGAAGAAGTTCATAAGGTTAACGTCGTTATCCTCTAGCAACTCCCATGTGATCGTAATGTGTTTCCCATATTTCACGAGCGTAAAGGCTTTTTCGCTCATGACGGGCAAGTCCTGAAGGATTTCGCCCGACTCCGCCACCGATGCGAAGATGACATCGGCTTCGCCGTCAATCGGATAGTTGACGGTCGTTCCCTTGCCGGGAACGCGCGTCAGACCGAGCTTCGGAACCAATGACATTTCGTCGCGGCGGGCGATAATGTCGCTCACCATGCCGACGGGTACGGTGACTTCCCCGTCCGCGGCCGTGGTGATGTTGGCGTCAGTATCGTTATAGGCGCGCAGTTCCGCTTGCGCCGCCTGGTCGCCCGTGCGCACGTAACGACAGAAAATGCCCTCCAGCGTGTCAGGGGTGGCGGTATAGCCTTCGCCGCTGCCGCGCCCGTTGCGCAGTTGCCCGCTCGATTGTTCCTGTCTCACGATGGTATAGCCCTCCTGCTTTTCACGCCGTTCGATAGTGGTCTTGAGCGCGTCCATCTTGGCGGTCAGTTCGGCGGAACGCGTCAGTTCGTCCGCATCGAGGTCACGCGTTTCGGTATCGGCCTTTTCTTCGATGGCGCGCGCCTCGTCCCACAATGTCCCAAGCTCCTGCTTGAGTTCCAGTACTGTTTTCACGTTAGTTGCCTTTCGCTAAGAAATATTCGTAAAGTCGTAGCTTCCGGCTGAGACGCAGGCGCGAATTGCCATTGGCTTTACTACTATCGTTAACGCCTGGGCTTAGGAAGTCCACCACCCACTTTGGCGCAGAACGCATTACACCGACCCCGGTGTCGGGATAGGCCGCCCATGTCACGGGCGATATTTCCATCAGGTTGACGGTATTGAGTTTGCGCAGCGGGATACCGTCCTCATCTTCCGCCCAGGAATCGCCACCGGGCGGCACGTTGAAGCCAAAAGACATCTGGTCCACGTCGCCGCGCTCAATCAAGGTCACGGCGTCACGTCCGTCTTGCGTGTCGGGCGGCTGTAGCTCAAAGGCGAGCCCCTGGTCATCCTCCCAAAGGCGCAGCGTGCCGGCCTTCGTGCGTCCTAACACGCGCGCCGTATCGTGTTGCCACAATGCCCGTATATCGCCCGCCAGACTGTCAGAAAACGCCCCAGGTTGAATTGTTTCACGGAATCCGTGTAAGAATACCGATCTGGTATTAAACAGCGCAGCATGGCCCAGAATTGTGGCCGGTTTATCACCCTCCGCCCTTACCTCAAGGTCGCAAATCGTGGCGGTGCGCTGTTCTCGCCCGCCGCCGTGGGCGCGGTCGTTTTCTTCGATGCCGAGCTGCGTCAATACCGCCTGTAATTGCTCGATGGCGGCGCGTAGTTTGGACTCATTGGCCGCCGATAGCACGCGTCCCGCCCGCGCATCCATTATGAATTTCTCGCGCACCTCATCACTTGTCAAAAACCCTGTACTTATTTCCTTCAATAGCTTTTCAATATTCATAATTTCACCCCGCTACAGTTAAACAATCACAAGATTGGTGCAAAGGCCCGTGTTTAATTGTCCTGATAATAGGCAAGGGCTCCACCCCTTCGGCGGTCAATTCGTCACCAGGCTCAAAGAACGCCCCGCCAATCTTGATTCTTTTGCCGTCCATCTTGCGGCATAACGGGCAAGACTCGCCGCGCGCCGACCATCGCAGAATCGACACGCCGCCCGCCACGTAGCCGTAGATTGCCAGCGCGTTGCCCGCCTCAAATGCCTGTTGGAAGCCCTCTTTGCCCGCCTTCGTTTCTTCCCATCCGTCCATACGCTCGTTGATGGCGGCTTCCGCTTCTTCGTCGCCTTCCGCTTCCGCCAACAGTGACCGCAATTGTTTTTCACCGCCCACGGCGTAGACTTCGGTATAGTTGGCGAGATAGCCTTCTATCCATTCCCGCATTTCGTCGTCCAGCGGCGCTGGCTCTCCGCCCAACTCCACGGCGACCGACGCCATGATTGTCTCGGCGTAGGTCAGCATGATGTTGCGGAAATAGTCGGGGAACCAGGTGCGTAGTTGCTTGTAGAAACTCTCTAGCCATGTTTCAAAACTCTCGGTATCCCGTTTGCCCAGACGCGCCTTCGCCGCCTTGCGTATGGCCGCCGTTTCACGCGTGACCACGCGCGCCGCCGCATCTTCAAAGAGGCGCACGTTACGGTTCATTAATGCGCGGCGGTCGGCCACAGCGCGCTGTTCTTTGGGCGCTTCTACGGACCAGGTCAAGAGGCGCTGCGCTGGTGGCGGTAATGCCGCTGCTGGCGGCTCCGCCCCGACTTCCATCATATTCAGCGGGAGTAATGGCTCGTCTAAGCCTTCCAGCGGGTTCAAATCTTCCAGTTCACGCGCTTCATTGCGGGTCAGGAATCCGGCGTTGATACCCGTGGTATATGCCCCGTAACGGGAAACGGTATCGCCGCGCAGTAAGCCCGCAAAAATGTATTTGGCAAAGAGTGTTTTGCGGTCGGGCGGGTTGAGTAGGTCACGCCAGATCGCCTGCTCGTGGCGCACCGCCCACGGCATCAACGTATGCTGGACGAATGACAACCCTTGATGCTCGATATTGCTAAATGTCGCCCGGTCCAGGTCCGCCAATAGATGCGGCGGCACGCGGTAAATACGCGCAATCTCCGTCACCTGAAATTTTCGTGTTTCTAGGAATTGCGCCTCGTTGGGCGGGATGCCGAGCGCCTCGATGTCCATACCTTCTTCCAAAATCTTGGTACGGTGGGCGTTGCTTAACCCTGCGCTATCGGCGGTAAACGATGCTTGCAAACGTGCGTACGCCTCTTTGGATAATTTGCCGGGATGTTTCAATATCTTGTTAAGGTGCGCGCCGTTGCTAAAGAAGCGTGAGCCGAATTCCTCGGTCGCCAGCTTCTTCCTCCTC